GCTGCTCACCCGTTTTACAGTTAATCTTCCTCACAACCAATCCGGTGCGGTCAAAGTCAATCATGATCCAGTCAGCACCGTCAAATACGATGATGTTGCAATGCCTGAATTGCTCACTGAACGCCAACCCCGCCTGAATGCCATTTGCCTTTGAGTAAAAGACAAAAATGGCAATCAGTGATTTCTTTTCCATTCAGCACCATATCGCGTCAAGGTAATAATCAATCTCTTTCCATATTCCTTTTGACCACTTATATAAATCTTCCGCATTACCATAACATCGTGAATAAACATCACATACTATGCGCAATGTGGTGTTTCTATAGTCAAACCTCACCACAAAAACATCCAGATGCGGAATCCAGCACCACTCAACGATATGGCAACATCTCCATATGTATGGCATGACTGCGCTTGCCATTATCTAAACCTGTTTGAGTGAATATTCTTGGCTGACATTTCCAGCCGTTCGTCAAGATCAGTGATCTTATGGAAGCATTGAGCTATGAAATTGCAATCAGTCAATGCACGGTGAGCGCCAATATAGGGAACATCCATAGCCTTGCAGATATCCTCAAGGCGATAGCGGAATAACTGACACGGCCACTTGAAATTATTCTTTGTGCATATCCATTCCATGTCATTAACTTTACTGTTGATCGTCAGCATGAATTTCTTGTCAAACTGTGCGTTGTGAGCGACCACATAATCAGCGCACGATGCCATGCTGTCAATCATGCGAAGCGCATTGTCAATTTCGTAGCGCTCAAGCGTCCATCGATGATCAATAAAATTGAATTGCTGCGCTGGATTATCCTGTACCGGCAATAATGTGCAGAGTGATTGCAGGACGGTGCGATATTTTACATTGAATAACACAACGCCAACTTCCGTCACCAAGCATCCCTTGTCTGGATCAAGTCCTGTTGTCTCTGTGTCTAGTATTAGCAGGTTTTCCATTTGATTATCCTTAATCAATATTAATGTTATATTCTTTTTCTTAATTCCAGTTCGATTTCAATTCTTTTAATTTGTTCCGGCAAGAATTCTTGAAAATCATCCCCCTTTATCACTGTGTCAATATCTGTATTTATTTTAAGACCAAGTAACTGAAAAGCATCATTAATCCATTTAACATCCGATGTCGATCTTCCATTTGAATAAAATAATTTATTTCTTTCGCATACATTTTTGAAGTCAATCATCTTCGGTGTGATGATGTAAATCATTACTGCTCCTTTTAATCTAAAATTGGTGGCAATCGGCGTAGGGCTTACACCTACGCATATGGTCGCTGTTTCGCCGTCTGCTAGCGGACATAGCCAATAAACGTTGACGTCCTACTTCCCTTATTGGTGTGTTTCTACCAACACCGCGATTGCCATAAACTTCTGGATGAGGATGGATTCGAACCACCGAGGTGCTACGCACTCCTGATCTACAGTCAGACGCAATCGACCAACTCTGCCACTCATCCATATAATCATTCCCAATACATATTATTGGGTTCAATCTTTAATCTCGATAATCGCATTTCAGCATCAATCGTGAAACATATTGGTTCCTTCTCAGGATTAATCCCGACAATCTTAATCTCATTATCGTACTGAAATATTTTGTACTCATAATCTGCTGGAAGTTCACCGATAAATCTTGCGAACCTATTTTTCATAAATGCTTACCCAATGAACGAACTATCTTATTCATTGCTTCCGCATAAAATATGTCGCATTTTCCAACAACATCACGAAGCACATCCTCAACCTCGACAAATATTTCTCCGCGATGTTCGTTTGATGTTTTGTCATTGATAACGTTCAATGCAAGCTCATACTCCTGCACGAATTTTTTATTCAATGAGTTAAGACGCTTTCTTAACTTTTCAATCTGATCTGCGCATACACCATGAAAATCGTAGTCCATTACGATACTCCTTAATTAATAACGTGGTCTTTGAAGCATGTTTTCGATTGCATCCATTACATTTGGATGAAGCTTGGCAAGCTTTTCTTTAAATTCATAAAGATATTCCAGTCCTCTTTTCATGTCGTCCAACTCGTTTCGTCCGTACCTGTCCTCACTCACATTCACTGACATAGGCTGGTTTAATCCATTTGAAATTTGTCTCAACATCACGACTCTCCTTATCTGTTACGGTTTAAATATTTTTTCGTTAGATACGCTGCAACAACAAATCCAATTATGAAGCATGTAAATTCACACACTTTTCATTCTCCTTTACTGCAGTAGTCCATCCCTGACCATTTCATCAATATCAATCACCACTTGCTTGTGCTCGATATGTAAATTCCGATAGGTGAAAAAACTGTTGTCATACTTGCATTCACATTCAAGATTGTAAGTTTTTCCATCGTAGATAAACTCACCCTTGTATTTCCACCAACGCCCCTCTTTCTTTCGTGAAACAAATTCAAACAAATACGACATTATTTCACGCTTCAAATTGCACATTGTTGTAATACGCTCAACTTTCATTTTGTCATCAGTAAAAGTCATGCGTCGATTCCGTTCAATTCAACGAAGCCAGTAACTCTTTTATCGAGAAACTTTAATTCTCCTAATGTCGAATGCTGGGCTTCCTTCATCCACTTTTCAGCATTGCGTGACATTGCGTCAAATTCCTCGTTACGAATTGCAAGCATTTTCTCCAGCAATTCTATGCGTTCATTCTTTTCCTTGAGGCAAGTTTCAAGATGTTCACGTGTGCGCGTTTCACCTTTTGGAATGATTCCCTTTGGCTGCCTTCCCAATTCTGTCTCAAGTGCTGCAATTCTCTGGATTGCTTCCTCTGGTTTGAATATCCATGTATAGCCTTGCGCGTCTGTCTGCTCATTCTTCACAAGTCTATTGACTGTATCCTCAAGCATCACCATTCGTTCGATGAATTCCCCGATTTTTTCCCTGACTGCTTCCATCATCTCTGCATTTTCTTCGCGCAGTTCTTCAAAGTTTCCGTTGATAATATCTTCATTTCTGAGCATTTCATTAATAACGCCGTTAACTTTCTCTATCATTCCATCCTGCCATGCTTCACGCGACTGGCGCTCAAGCCTTAACTGTGTCAATACGTATTTTTCTGCGTTGTTTGCATTCTCAATCATGGATAATTCCCCTCTAATCGACTGTCAATAAACATCTTTAGCTTGTTTACGCGCCCGCATTTAATCATCTCCAACGGAGAGACACAACCCAGCGCAGGATTAGGTGTTTTAAACCATGTCCAGGCCTTTGTTGCGTCCCCGTTGAAGTATTTCTTTATCTTGTTGAAATATTCCTGCGGAATCATGCTGCAGGAGGTAACTCTGGATCAGTCTTTTCTGGTGCTGGGGTTAATTGACTGGCTCTTTGCTGCATACTTTCGAGCGTCAATCGTCTGATACCTTCGCGGAAATTGTAGAAACCATCGTCAAAATGGCGCATTGCGGGGTAATTATTGTCTTGAGCGCACGGAATTGTGCCTAACTGAGCGCAAAACTGTGCGTACATCATTTCAAAATTAGCGACTAACTTTGCCTTGAGTTCATCAAATGAGATTGGGGCTGGTGCGGGTGCTGCTGGTGCCTGGTTGATTTCTTCTGACATTGCGACATCTCCATATGGTTGGTTATTTCTTCCGTAATTTCTTGAGGGTCTTAGCTAGGCGTGCGCGTTGTCCGAGCTTTCCGCCTTTCTTTGCTGCTGCATTGAGTTTTTTAGCTGGAATGGTCTTGCCTTTCTTGACGTGCAGTGCCTTGCGCAATGCACCTTTCTTTTTAATTGCTGCTGCTATCCACTTTTCCGCCATTCTTCGCTACTCCCTGCAACGACTGCCTTTTGGTAAGACTTTCATAAGCATCCTGCAACTTGAGATATTTTTCAACCAGATATTTAAATTCTTCTGCATCAGATGAAAATTCTTCCTTGAAGCACTTCTCAAGAATCCAGCAAAGAGCGCCGAAGTTCTTCGGGCAAGTTTCAATCCTGTTTAGTAGTTTTGTTATCTTTTCAGCCTGACTTTTACTGACCAAAAGGAATAACTTCTTATAAGGCGTGATCAATTCATCTCTATTATCTTCGCGCCCTTGCTCCATCCACCTATTTAAAGTTGAAGGATCAACCCCTGCATGGCGTGCAGCATTAGGCAATGAAAGATTCTCTCCCACCCAATAAGCAATGGTATTTATTTCATCCTCTTTGGGAACGCGTTCAGGCCTTCCACCTAAATCTTTTTCCATTAACAAATCCTTTTGTTAATTATTACATTTGTGTTGACTTTCAGTCTTTTTGTGTTAGACTATGCTCATTATAAATTACTGATGAGGCTCCACCAATGAAAATATACGTCGCATGTTTATCAGCTTACAACAACGGACACCTTCACGGCGAATGGATTGACGCAAGTAATGATGTCGAGGAGATGCAGGAGGCGATTAACGCCATGATGAAAAAATCCCCGATGCCAGACGCCGAAGAATGGGCGATCCATGATTTCGAAGGTTTTGGGAGTCTTAATCTTTCAGAATATACGGGGTTAGATAGGATTGCCGAATATGCGGATTTTCATGATGAGCATG